TTAAGAATGGCTGTAGAGAAAAATAACGAAACTGTTGTCGAAGAAGACAAAATTGAAGAAACTGTAGTAGAGGAACCTGAGGGTTTACCTCCTGAAGTTCAAGTTGAAGGTGAGGAAGAAGTTGAGGCAGTAGAATCTGATTTTAGTGCTAACTTAGCTGAAAATATGGATGACAGAACTCTTAGTTCAATGGCTGGAGATCTTATTCAAGAATATAAAAAAGATAAAGCATCAAGGAAAGATTGGGAGGATGCTTATATTAAAGGTTTAGATTTATTAGGCACAAAGTATCAAGAAACTACAAGACCTTTTAAAGGTGCTTCATCTGTAACTCATCCTCTTTTAGCTGAGTCAGTTACACAATTTCAAGCATCTGCTTATAAAGAACTTATACCATCTGATGGGCCAGTACGAACACAAACTGTAGGTTTGGTAACACCACAGGTAGAGGCTCAAGCTAGTAGAGTTAAAGAATATATGAATTACCTTCTCATGGAAGAGATGGAAGACTACACAACAGACATGGATCAGATGTTATTTTATTTACCACTGTCTGGATCTACATTCAAAAAAGTTTACTATGACACTCTATTAGGTAGACCTGTTTCTAAATTTATTCCTGCAGAAGATTTAGTCGTACCTTATTTTGCTACAGATTTAAAAGACTGTGAGAGAATTACACATGTTATTAAGATGACAAAAAATGAAGTTATCAAAAAACAAGCTGCAGGTTTTTACAGAGATATAGAATTAATTGAGTCAAATACACAACCAGATTCTGTTCAAAAAAAATTGAATGAATTAGAAGGTGTAAAAGGCACAGGCGCAGATTATTTACATACAATTTTAGAAATGCATGTAGATTTAAATTTAGATGACTTTGAAGAGTTTGATGATAAAGCAAAAAAAATAAAAATTCCTTACATTGTAACAATTGATGAAGGTTCAGGTGAAATACTTTCAATTTATAGAAACTATAGACCCGATGATGTAAATTATTCACGTATAGAATATTTTGTTCATTATAAATTTTTACCTGGACTAGGTTTTTATGGTTTTGGTTTAACGCATATGATAGGTGGATTGTCACTAGCAGCAACACAATCCTTACGACAGTTGATAGATGCAGGTACATTAAAAAATTTACCAGCAGGATTTAAGTCAAGAGGTATTAGAGTTAGAGATGATGATCAACCTATACAACCTGGTGAGTTCAGAGATGTAGATGCACCTGGTGGAAACATTAGAGATCAGTTTTTTAATTTACCTTTTACTGAACCTTCAACTACTTTATTCAGTTTATTAGGCTTTGTAGTACAAGCAGGTCAAAAATTTGCTGGAACTACAGACTCAAATGTTGGTAACGATTTACAAAATAGAGCAGTTGGCACAACGATTGCCCTAATGGAACGTGGTTCACGTGTAATGAGTGGTGTTCATAAACGTTGTTACTATGCAATGAGGTTGGAATTTAAAATTTTAGCAAGAATTTGTTCAGAAAGTTTACCTGTATCGTACCCTTATGATGTTTACGGAGGCCCAAGAGAAATAAAAGCATCAGATTTTGATAATAAAGTTGATATTTTACCTGTTGCTGACCCAAATATTATGTCTATGGCACAAAGAGTTACGTTAGCGCAGACACAATTACAAATTGCACAAACAAATCCACAAATACATAACATACACGAGGCATATAGACGTGTTTATGAAGCATTAGGCACCAAACAAATAGAGGGATTGCTGAAACCTGCACCAAAACAACCAGAACCATTAGATCCTGCAAAAGAAAATGCACGTGCATTACAGATGAGACTATTAGTTGCCTTTGAATTTCAAGATCATGATGCTCACATAGCTGCTCACATGGCTTTTATGGCTTCTAGAATGGTTCAAATCAATCCACAAGTTTATGCTTTAATGCAATCACACATCTCTGACCACATTTCTTTCAAAGCAAAAGCAGAAGTAAGAGCAAGTATGATGCAAAATAAACAAATGATGATTATGGCAGAGCAAAATCCAGAACAATTTAGCATAATGTTTGAAGCTGAGGTTGCAAAAGTTGCTGCTAGAATCACTCAAGAGTTAGTACAAACAGAAGTTGCTACAAACGCTGCAAAACAAGACCCATTAGTTAGAATAAAACAACAAGAGGTAGATTTAAAAGCTATGGATATGCAAAGAAAAGCTGAAGAAATTAAATTTAGACAAGATCAAGAAAATCAAAGGGCAGCAGCTCGTTTAGATTTTGATTATGACAAATTAAGACAACAAGATGAACAATCTGATGAAAGATTAAATATAGCGAGGCAAAAACTTGAGAAAAAATAAAGATCCAAAAGTAGGAACAGGTAAAAAACCTAAAGGTTCTGGTAGAAGATTATACACAGATGAAAATCCCAAAGACACTGTGCGAATAAAATTTGCAACTCCAGCTGATGCAAGTGCAACAGTTGCCAAAGTAAAAAGAATTAACAAACCATTTGCAAGAAAAATACAAATTCTTACAGTTGGTGAACAAAGAGCTAAGGTTATGGGTAAAAACAGAGTAGCATCTATATTTAAGGCAGGAAAAAATGCAATCAGAAAGACAAACAAAGCGTAAAGGACTTAGTGGAGGGGTTAAGTTTGGGCCTCCGCCCAAAAGAGGACCTAATCCACAGGGAATTAACATGGGTAGGTCTAAAAATGCAAAAAAACTTGTACGAAAAACTTCCAAAAAAACATAAACTAATTTTTTTGGCTGGTTTATTTGATGGTGAGGGCAGTTTTGGAATTTGGGGAAAAGGTAACGGTAGAAAATCCTTTCAATGTTCTGTAGAAATGTGCGATAAAGATATTATTCAAAGATTTGTTGATATATTTGGGGGATCAATCTTAACTGTAAAAATTAGAAATGCTAAATGGAAACAAACATGGAGATGGAGACAATCTGGTAAAAAGGCTTTTGCATCTATTGAAAAAATGATAGATTATATGTGTCAAAGAAGAAAGGACAAATACAATGTGGTTAAGTGCAATAAAATTAGCAATTAGCGCAGGAAGTAAAATTTACGCTAATAAGCAAAAGACGAAGATGGCAATGTCAGAGGCACAACTTTTACATGCCGATCGTATGGCCCGAGGTGAGGAACAATATCAGGGTAAACTGCTGGAGGCTCGTCAATCAGACTGGAAAGATGAGGCAGTTTTAATAATTCTTTCGTTGCCCGTAGCTATTTTAGCCTGGGCAGTCGTATCAGATGACCCAACTGCAATGGACAAGGTAAAATTATTTTTTGAGATGTTCTCGCAGCTCCCATCATGGTTCACTAATCTCTGGATCTTGGTTGTGGCTTCAATTTATGGTATAAAGGGAACACAAATATTTCGTAACGGAGGAAAAAAATGACAAAATTATGTCCAAGAGGTAAGGCCGCAGCAAAGCGAAAATTTAAGGTATACCCCAGTGCATACGCTAACGCATATGCCAGTAAAATTTGTGCTGGTAAAATTAAAGATCCATCTGGTGTAAAAAGAAAAGATTTTAAAGGACCTAAACCTGCAGCAAAAGGTGCAATGATGAAAGCAAAAAAAGGTAAAGCGATTATGATTGTAATTGGTGTTGGTAAAAAGAAACCTAAGAAAAAAATGATGGGCGGTGTAGCCAGAACTGCTGGAGCACAATCTGCTATGGGGAGATTACAAAAAGCTGGAATGATGAATACAGGTGGTGATGCAAAAATTAAAAAAGTTATTAAAGGATTAAACAAAGCTTCTAAATTACATACTGGTCAAGCAAAAAGTTTAGGTACACTTGTAAATAAAAAATCAGTTGGAGGCATGACTGATTATTATAAAGATTTGATGTAATGCAAAAAAACATCCAGTATATGAAGTCTGGAGGGCTTAAAAAATGGTTCCAACAAAAATGGGTAGATATTGGCAGCAAACGAAAAGATGGTTCATTTGCACCTTGTGGTCGTTCAAAACAAAAAGCAGACGCAAAGAGGAAGTATCCAAAATGCGTCCCACTTGCAAAAGCCACACGGATGAGCGAGTCGCAAAGGGCGAGTGCTGTCAGACGAAAAAGAGCAGCGAGTAATACAGGACCGAAACCAACAAACGTTAGGACTTAAAATGTTAAAATGGATAAAAAAATTTTTAAATCAATTCAAACCTCAAAGAATATACCCTGATATTAAAAGTGTAAAACCCGAAGTAGTATCTACTGTAGGTTTAACAAAAGGAGATATTAAAAAATTAAGAAAAATGGGTAAGAAGTTAGATATTGATAATTAATACCATTAATATATAAAACCTCTATGACAATTAGAGGTGATAGCACCGAGTATGAACTTTTAAAAAAATGGTGCACAACATTACCTTTTTACAGTAAACCAGAATCAGTTTTAACTTGTGAAATAGGTGTTAGAGAGGGTTTAGGCTCTCAAATTATTATGATGGGTATTTTAGAAAGAATAAAAAAAATACCTTATGAACATATTGGTATCGATCCTTACAATAATTTAAAATATCAGCATTATGATGGGTCTCCAAAATATACTAGTGATTATACTGATGAGATGCGACTCCAAATGTTAAAAGATTTTTCTAATAATAAAAATTTTAATTTTTACCACATGACAGATATTGAATATATGAATTTATATAATTCAGCTGATAGAATTTACGATCTTGTTCATTTTGATGGACCACATAGAACTAAAGATATAGCAAGAGAAGCTTTATGGTTTGCTGATAAATCTAGGGTAGGGACAAGGTTTGTTTTTGATGATTCTAAATTTTTTGACATAGATTCATTAATAAAAATTTTAAGTCATTGGGGTTTCAATATCTTTGAAAATGGCAAAAATAAAGTTTGTTTACAAAGGATGATATAATGGATTTGGATACAATTTCACTTGTACAACATAGAATTAAAAAAGCTCTTACCCGACTGAAAGATCATGCTATATATAGTGTTGACACCATGGAAAAACTACAATATGTTAGGGGTCAAATCAGATCACTAGAGGATCTGCAACAGGATCTTAAAGACCTGCTGTCACAAACGGAGTATGAAGATGAACAAGTCCACGGAGACACCGAAACGGACTGAAGCACTGCTAGATGCATATAAAGATGCAAAAGAAGTTGAAACAGTCCTTGACCCAAATTCGGTTAAACAATCAACATTAGATAAATTACCAACACCCACAGGTTATAGAATTTTGGTTTTGCCCTATGCAGGTCCAAAAAAAACTAAGGGTGGAATTTATTTATCTGATACAACACAAGAAACTATACAGATGACAACTGTATGCGGCCTTGTGCTAAAAATGGGAGATCTTTGTTATCATGATAAAGATAAATTTCCTAAAGGAGCCTGGTGTAAGTTAAATGATTGGGTAATATTTAGTAGATACGCTGGTTCAAGATTCAAGATAGATGGAGGAGAAGTAAGAGTTTTAAATGATGATGAAATCATTTCAACTATAAACAATCCTGCAGATATTTTGCACCATTACTAAGGAGGACAAAAATGGCTGAAGAAAACACAACACCTGAAGTAGAATTAGATACTGATGGAGTGCAAGAACAAGAAATAAATGTTGAAACACCAAAAGTTGGTAACGAAGCATTTGAAAAAAAAGAAGAAGTTGATTTAGGTTATACCGATGTTACTGGTGGTAAAACCGCAAAAGAACTTCTTCAAGAAACAAAAGAAGAAGAAAAAAAAGAAGAAGTTGAACCACAAGAAGAGGCACAAAAAGAAGAAAGTGATCTACAAGACTACTCTGAAAAGGTTCAAAAAAGGATAAAAAAACTTACTTTTCAAGTTAAAGAAGCTGAGAGAAGAGAAAGAGCAGCTGTCGAATATGCAAAAGGATTAAAGAACAAGTTTGAAACTGCAGATAAAAAATTGCAGGAAACTGATTCTAATTATCTTAAAGAGGCCAATGCAAGAATTGACTCTGAGAGGGACAAAGCCAAAGGTGCTTTGAAAGCAGCTATTGAAGCAAATGATCCAGATGCCATAACAGAAGCACAAGACAATCTCACTAGATTAGCTGTTGAAAAGGAAAAAGTTTCAATAACTCTTGCTGAAAAAGAGTTAGAGAAAAAACAACAATCAGAATCTGTTGAAACTGAACAACCACAACCAAGAATAAGTCCAAAAGCTCAAAAATGGGCCGAAGACAATAATTGGTTTGGAACAGATAGAGTCTTAACTTCTGCAGCTATGGGAATACATGAAGATCTATTGCAGGAGGGAATTGACGCGGAGACTGATGAATACTATAATCAAATCAACAAACGTATGAAGGAGTATTTCCCTCAGAAATTTGCCGAATCTTCGAACGAAGAAAAAACTAAGTCTACACCCGTCCAAAACGTAGCTTCAGTTAGTCGAAGATCAGGAGGACGCAAGTCTGTGAAACTCACCAAATCACAGGTAGTTATCGCTAAGAAATTAGGGGTGCCACTAGAGGAA